GGAGTTTGGTGACTTTAAAAAGATTGAAGATGTTGATGCCCACTTTACAGAATTCTTTACAGATGTAGAAGAAGTAGCTTACCAGAGTGCGAGGTTGAATCTATACAATTTTTTTATGGGACAACCTACGTTCCGTTCGAAGATCACCTTAGTGCAGGAACTGGTAGCACCAATAATCTCACACCTGAGCAAAAATATAAGCGAAGGTACGAACTCAGAGTAATAGAATATGCAGAAGAGGAGTACTCAGATATTGTGGCTCTTCACCCTGCTTACTCCCTGACCTCTAGTGAATTTTGCTCTGTTGATGTAGACACCTTATTGTATAAGTGGAGCTATGACCAATTCTTACATTTAAGCAATCACGTAGCTCTCGAAGAGGATAGACGATATCAGCACGAAAAACAACAAGAGGTAGATAAACCTAAGGGTATACAATAATGACAGATAATGTAGCTAAGTATGGGCTTGGTATTGACCTGAGTGGTATAAAGGCAGCCATTACACAAGTTAAGAAACTGAAGGAGGAGATGCAGGCTTTACAAAAACTAAAACCTCCAAAGGCGCCTAAGATGCCTAAATCTCCACTAAATCCCTCGTCACCTAAATCCCCTAAGACTGGTGACCCCAACACTAAGGACTTTATGTTGGTGGAGAGGGCTATAAAAGCTCGACAAGCAAGGGAAGCGAAGAGGCAGAATGACCTTTGGATGGTAGAAGGTAAGAATATAAAGGAACGTGACAAGGCAGCTAAACAATCCATCGACAGAAAGACACGTGCTGATAATGCAGCTAAACGTGCATCAGAGCAGAGGGTAAGCTCTCTTAATAAAGCTAGGGAAAGTGTTAACAACTCAGCGTTGATGATGGAGAAGGAAGCTAAGGGTGCTCACAAGGTTACTCAACAGCGTATAAGACAACGTATTGCAACTGCTAAGACAGCAGAACATGTACGTAGAATTGTAGCACAGGAACGCGCAGGACTTAAACTAGCTAAGAAGAAAAGTTTCTTAATGACTAGGATGCAAGCATCCAGCCAGCAGATTGCAGGTAATATGGCTAGTGCATTTGCAATTGGTGCAGTAGGGTTCTTTGTTACTAAAACTGGACAAGATTTTGAAGCTGTTGGTAATACAATGCTTGCTGTAAGTAAAAATAGTGAAATGGCAGGTGAGAATCTTAAATTTGTACGGGAAGAAGCGTTCAGGTTGGGTTTAGGACTTAAGGATAGTGCCAAAAGTTTTGCTAAGATGCTAGCAGCTAGAGGTGATATGTCTGTAGAAGAAACAAGGAAAGCTTTTAGCGGTGTGTCAGAAATGGCTACGTTGCTAGGTTTATCAGCAGAGGAAAGTACAAGAAGTATAAATGCATTGCAACAAATGATGTCGAAAGGCGTCGTATCGGCTAAAACTTTGGCCCTTTAACTAGTAATAGTTATCGAAAAATCTCTTTAATTGCTGGGAATTCTAAACAAGTAAAGTTGTAGGCAATCAGCAGCGAAGGTTCTACTAAGGACAACGTTCAACGACCAGAGGGTGATGCCTCGTAGGGTACAAGTTAATGGTACTCGAAACAGGAGACTTCCTATTTATTAGGAAGATGATATGGTCTTCTCTGTATGGAAACATATAGAAGTTCCGCTGTGAAGCGATGCGAACTGGTGATTTGTTACGTAAGTCATTGAAAACACGGGAAGAATTAAAATTACAAATGGGTAAAACTTTGCTCATTTAAAACTTATCTAATTGCGGGAAGCCTTGGATACTTGACAGTACTAACCTACCATAGTAATATGATAGTAGGGGCAAGCGGTAATTCGTTTGGTATAGTAAAAATCTGTCGGGGTTTGGTAATCCGCAGCCAAGTTTGTTTTGGAGGTATAGTTTTGGAAATTAAGGTAACAAGTGTAGATAGTAGGTATTTTGTAAGTACCTGCGGTAAAGTGTTCAGTAACCGTAGAGGTAAACTTTACCTTGTTAAGACTCAGAGAGATATATCTGGTTTTTATAAGAGGGTCACGTTAGATGAGAAAGCTTATCTAGTCCACAGACTAGTGGCAATGGCTTTTATCCCTAACTTAGATAATCTCCCTCAAGTTAACCATATAGACGGGGATAAGTTGAATAACATCTTATCTAATCTGGAATGGGTGACAATAGGCGGTAATCAGAAACACGCTTATGAAACAGGATTGAAGATAAAACCGAAAGGTTTGTTGAATGGAAGACAAGAGTTAGAAGAGGAAGAGGTATTAGTTATATACCACAAGCTCCTAAACAAACAAGAATCCATAAAGTCTTTATCCGACACTTACAATGTCACAACTACACAAATAGGAAGAATAAAGAAGAAAGAAGCATGGAGTCATTTGACAGAGAATTTACCTGATATAGAAATAAGGTTAAAAACCCAACCACTTGATGAATACCAAAAAGATACTGTAGCAACCCTTATAAGTAGAGGTTACACTTATAAAGAATCTATAAGTATTGCTGATTTCAATATAACTTCTGACCAATTTTACAGAATTAAATACATACTACAAAAACAAAAAGGTTCAGAGACTAGAGTGAAAACTCGTACACTACAAGCTATTGGTAGTGGAAATGGTAAGCATACTTAGGTATGAAGATATAGTCCGATCTTAAGGGAAATCTTAAGCAGCACGTAAAGGTGCGGTGAGCTACGTAGCGTAAGTTCATGAACTTTTTATGGAAGTTTTACCCAACGCAATACCACTCATGGCAATGGCAGCTAAAGACGCTGGATTGAGTATAAATGGTACAGTGAAAGAGATGATGGCACTACAGCAATCAGGTAGTCTACTATCATCTAAAGTTTTACCTTTCTTTGCAAAAAGAATGAGTGAAGCGGCACGTAATAATGAAGGTTTAGACAACGCACTGTTATCAAACAGGGTATCAATGAATCGTTTGGCTACCTCTGCACAAGTTGCAGCTGAAACCATATTCAAATCTGGATGGGGTGGTGGTTTAACGGAGTTATTCAACACTACAGCACAGATGCTTAAAGAGAATGGAGCGTTATGGGAGTCCATAGGTAAGATAATTGGTAAGGTTTTTAAAATATTATCTTGGACAATTAAAAATGTAGTAGCCCCCGTTATGTCTGCTTTTGGTAGTATACTGAATGGGGTTACTGACGCACTAGAGAAGTTCAGTGGTTGGATAGTACTAGCACTATCCCCTATAATTGCCTATTTACCTTCTGTTAAGTTGTTGATCACCAGTTTAGGTGGGATCAGGATGGCTCTAATGGGTATAGCAGCAATAGGGTTTAAGGTTTTATTACCTTTCGTAGCTATTATTGCTGCACTTGAAGAGATTGCTGAGTTCTTTTCCCCTACAGGTAAGAAGACTCTAGTAGGCACTAACTTAGATGAGATTCTAGGCACTCAAGAAGTTACTGACTTCAAGACAGGTGAGAAAAGAGAGGCAACTTTCTCTGATCGTGTAGCAGCGACTCTTCGTAAATTACCAATTGTGGGGCGTACACTATCAGCTAAGGTAGATGAAAGGGGAATAGCAAGAGATGTACCCTATATACCTAACGTAATGGGGTCACGTACACCTAAGGTGGATGTTGTAGTCACAGGCGACGTTATATTGGAAGGTAACAAAGTTGGCGAGATAGTGATGAGTAGTGAGGGAGCACTTTCAGCAATGGATAGTCGTTTTTCAGAGAATTTTGGTTCTAACTTTTAAGGAGTATAAACAATGTCATTAGTGTTTTTCTTAGCACAAGATGGAAAAACGCGAATTACACTTGATTCAGAGTCGATAGTAAGGGTTACTTACCCTTCTTCTGTCTCTAAGTCTAGTGTAATGTCAGGCAGAGTAGTAGGGGATGAGGTTATTGAGGGTAACGCTTCGATATCTGTTTCAGGTAAAGTCACTTACTCTAAGCTTAGTTCGCAAGTAAACAACTTGAACCCTATTGAGTTTCAGGACGCAATACAAGAGGTACGTAGAAACAGAAGTAGGTTTACACTTTATATACAAGACCATGGGGAGCCTTTACTCAAGGATTTCCCTGATTGCGTTATTACAAATTTCTCCCCTACTGTAAGTATATACTCAGATACTCTGACAGTAGACTTAACCTTTGAACAAATGTTTGTATCACAAAGTGCTAGGGTTTCATACTTAGCTCCTAAACCTACAGAAGAAGATAAACCATCCTTAGAGACAACTAAAGATGGAGGGCAAGCTACTAAAACAGAAGATAGAACTATAGCACTGTCTATAAAATCTTTCTTCTCACCAGAGGAAATAGTCAATGCCGCAGATAATTAATATAGATACAGATAATAGTCTGGATCAGGTTGTGAAGGTATTATTAGAAGGTATCTCTTATATATTTAGGTTACGTTATAATGATAGATCTGGTTGGCAACTTGGATTGTATGACCCAGACCTTTTTAATATAGAGTCAACAGACAATACTCCTGCTAAACTGTATGGTGAGAGGAGACTGATGCCTAACCACAATTTTTTTAAATATACTCATAACGTATCAAATTTACCCACAGGATATCTTGTTCTCTATGATACAACAACCCCTGATAGGTATACCTACAAGTTGCCTGATAGATTTGACTTGGGTCAGGACAAGCGTTTCATCCTAGTGTATATGACTAAAGATGAAATTGAGAATTAACCAATATAAGGATAGTTAGTATGCCTACGTCAATCCCTTGGGAAAATAACTGGCAACGTACTTACAAAATAACACTTGGGGTTAGGGAGTATACTAAAACAGAGACTGTATCTGAAGTTATTGTATTCGACTCTTCACAGCCAGTAGGGACTACTAAGGTTACAGAAACATCTAGTAGCCTGATCCCCTCAGACGCATTATCTTTTGATAACCTAGAAGACCCACGTGGGTTCACTTTCAGGTTTGAGTCTCAAGGTGTTGCATCGAGTACTGGTGGGAGTTCCGAGA